GTGCTAAGAAAACAGTTCTTCTTTTTCCGCCACGGGAAGCCCATAGATGTTTTACGGTTCATTTTATCAATAAACTTTACACCAGTAAGACCATTTAGTGTTGCATCATTATCCAGAACGATCATTTCTTTAAATTGATCTGGGGACAGTTCTCTAATCACATCAGATGCAAATGCTCTAACACATGCAAGAACATCAGCTCGACTTACATTAAAAATCTGACCCACAATATCAAGAGCACCTTTTCGCCAAGGTCGCCAGCCGCGCATCTCAGGAGCACCTGTTTCTACAGGATATCCACGAGCTTGAACAGCCGCAGCAATATAGGTGTCAGTAACTTTTGAACGGTTCTTAGGACGAAATCCTTCCAAACTACCATAAACTGTACATACACCTTCATCTATATAACGAAAGGTAGATTTGTGGTGGAGTTCACCTACAGCGATAGGTTTACCATCCAAACCCTCCAAAAAAGGTACAGATGATTGGATTTGAGAAGCACTGAGTTCAATCAGCGCTTTTTCCACATCTTCCCGGAAAATCCGAGATGAGCCTACAATATTGTTGGATCCACCTTGCACATGGATACCCAAAATGACTGGTCCACTAGGAGTGAAACCAACCAAAGTTGATCCACAGTCACCACGAACAGTGTCATATTCAGCAGATCCATACACAGCTGGTACGGGGGGGCTAAATAGTGAGCATTCACCATGACGAATTCCACGAACATTTTGAGTGTTAATAACTCCCTTCTCATCGCGATTAATTAGGACACCATTGCAAACAGTGCGAAACTTTTCGCTTGGGAAAAGGTCAACAAGTCTCTTCCTTGCTGGAACAGAGTCCATGCAGAAAAAGACTAGATCGCGTTCTTTCAAAAAGAAGCAATCTCTCTCATAAACCGTGTAAACGAATTTAGACCCAAGACCCGTGGTAGTAGGTCGAAAAGCGATAGTCAACTCCAAACTCTCACCATGAAAGTTAAAAGCATGGGCATTGGTAACATACATATGCCCAACTACACAAAGAATACGACAATCAGCACGTAGTGGTGGCTGGCCTTCTTCATGATGTCGAACAATACAATTGAAACAATTAGTTGCAACATCCTTAACGATCTGCTCTGGAGGTAAACTCTTCCACGAAGAAGTCAATCGACCTACCTGAAATTCATCAGGTTCGTATTCGTCACGATACCAAGGGTTAGGTTTTTCATCTTTTACCTCAATGCGACCACCCTCTTCCCAACTAGTTTGAATTTCATCCTTATTGAAGAAGTACTTATAGGCCGACCAACCCGCAATAATAACGGGAATGGTTAATACCATACTTCTGATAATAGGGTGCTTAAGACGGGAATCCTGAACTCGTTTTCCAAGACTAGCAAAGTACGCTGTAACATTCTCACGCTCCAACTGAACTTTCTCTTTAAAGGTCAAAGCTTGACTAGCAATCTTTTCTCTTAAATCCTGAAGATAATCCGCTGGAACTTGAACGGTTCGTTTCACAGGAGACATAACCGAATGTAACGCTTCTTTAGCACTACTCTTAATGACTTCACGAACAACTTCACCAGGAGTGTTATTATTCATCCACTTCGAGGCACGATAGGCTGCGTATGAAACACAACACATCGTGCTGATGCAAGCGACTTTCAAAGCCACATCACATACCTCTTGAGCATACGATGTTTGAACCTCACATACACAACGCGAATCATCATTATAACACACCTTGCAAAAATTGAGGTCTTTATACACCTGACGTGACATTAAGACCTTATTCTGGATGGCAAAGTGCTTCTTAGATTCCTTAGCCAAAAAAGCGATAAAATCGTATATATTCAAAGCTTTAGGAAACACATCAACATAAGATGCAGCTTGAGTCGCACCTTGCACACGCGCTTCTACTTTTTGAACGCGAAATAACCATGCATCAGGAATACCTTCACTCATGTCAGGCATCTTTGATGGATCTAACATACGCATAAAATCATTATCACGAGGGTGGGTGCTAAACTCACGTCTCACTGTGACAGTGATGGTGTAATTAAATCTTCGAGCAATAGCCAAAGTATTACAATAATAACTCATAGCATTAAGATGCTTAACATTGGTAGTCCCCATCACAAATTTTGGTCGCAATGGAGTTTTCCCTTTATCAGCCAGGTCGGCCTGTGGTGGCACAAAAGCCGTATTATTAATGATTTGGATAATTTCATTCATACTCGGGTCATCCTTCAAATCAGGACTCCGTGATGCAATATCATCCAAAACCATGAACCAAACGGCAGAAGTAAATCCAGAAAAGTATTCATCAGAAAAACACCGAGTGTATCGATATTCGTCACCATTAGGTAAGTCATGAATTCGTGCCATAGCATAAAATATCATATCTGCAAGTGTCGATTTTCCTAAACTAGAACCACCATATAACAAAAAAGAGAAAGGTGCTTCTCGCGTTTGGCGAGCTGCTTTCTTCGTCAATTCATTGGCCTGAATCAACCGCACTTCGCTCAATAATCGCTTAACTGTTGTGACAGCATTGCGATCTAAATCTTGCGCGTAACGAATAATGTTGTCACCTTCTTCAATGGCGACACGAATTCGTTCTACAAAGCTATGATATTCAATACCACATGCCTCAGGATTGTGCAGTTTCTGAGCATCCTCCTTTATCTGGAAAATGCCATCTGCCCATTTTGAATAGGAACTAGCATTATGCAGAAGGGGGGACCAAGTACCAGTCAAATAACAATCATACACTCGTTCTAGAATGTACGATGCTCCGTCCAAAATGGACATAACAAAGCCATACTTTGAAGAGTGTTGAACTTTACTAGCTTCAACTTCAGCTTTTGAAAACCAAAATTGATCATAAGTAATTCCAAGCTTCTCTAAAATAGAAAAACTTAGAAGATAGTGAAACATTGAGCGTAGCTTTGATAATAAAGGATGAGACCAGTATTGATCGGTTGATGTTAAAATCTTACGAAATTCAATAAATGGATTGTATTTAGTTTGAATTTCCCCCTCTTCATTTTGTGTAAGAGTAGAGATTAATTCCATAGCTTTATCATAAAGATTAAGAGCCAAACTAGCAATTGATTTGCCAGTGAAAGCAATCCAAAATTGGGAGAGTGCAAGAATTACATCTTCAACATCATTTGCTTTGCGTAAGGAACGCACAACAATATATGACG